AACCGAGCGCAAGCTATTCGAGCGGGCCGTGAACCTTTGGCCCCTAGCCTGGTTGACTATGGTGGCTATCAAATCCCTCAAACTGAAGCAGCGAGGCTGGCACAGCAGAGGGCATTGGCAGAGGGCAAGCCCGTTGCGAAACGTCGTTACACGATAGGCAATCAGATCGTTGAGGAGCAGCCTGACGGATCGCTTAAACCTGTGTTTACGGGCGCGGCGAAGCCAGAGAAGCCCGAAGCAGACAGTGGGACGCTTTCCTCTTGGTACTACAAGAAACAATCAGAGGCCGAAGCAAATGCCAAGGCATTACGAGATCAGGCAGACTTGATTACTGTGGGCGTTGATGCGTCAGGGTATCCCGATAAGAACGCCGAACTACAGAAGTCTGACTTGCTCCGTCGCGCTAGCGAGGCGGAAAAGGCAGCGCAAGACTATCGCGACAAGGGTGACGTTGAGGCCACAAAGCCAAAACGAGCGACATCGCGTGTACAAACATTCAAGCCCGCGCGAGATGGTAAGTATCATTACACGCCCGAACAGATTCGTGCGTCACTTCAGCCGGGACAGACTTACGAAGAGATTTATGCGAAGTTGAAGGCTAATCCTAAAGTCGCCATAGATGAGCAGTAATGCCCGATGTCCTCGATCCGTTATCTGAACTCACTCGCCCCAGCGATCCCAACCGTGACGCGCTGAATAATCCCCGCGTCCGCAAATTCCTCGACCGCATAGGCAAATCAGAAGGCGCGGACTACAACACTCTCGTAGGCGGGTCCCGCATTAACGATCTTTCTCGCCATCCGAATAAGGTAGGGCTGCAGACTTCTGCCGGCCCCTCTACTGCATTTGGGAAGTATCAGATTGTCGGCATAACGGATCGTTCTAAACTGGCAAAGTATCGTCATCTTGATTACTCGCCAGAGAATCAGGATCTTCGGGCCGTTGAACTCCTGAGACAAACAGGAGCATTGGAAGCCTTGGAACAGGGAGACGAAGCCGCCGCAATTAAGCGAGCGTCTAAAGAGTGGGCATCGTTACCGGGAAGTCCATTACCCGGCCGGAAGAATTACGCTGCATTCAAAGACTCAGTGATTCAAGATCCGCTAACGGAATTGACGCAAGGCCAAGCCAAGACACCTAAAGTCGATCCGCTAACCGAGATCACGTCTCAACCTCCAGTGCTCACCCGACAACCTGGACGATTTGATGCGACGGCTGAAGCAAGGCCGGTCCGGCGCCGTCCTCATGTGCAAGCACAGCCGCCAGCAAGTACCCGGTCGGGATTGTTTGGGCGGGGACAAGTAGAGACGAGTGGGTTAAGCGGACGAGCCGCGCCGCCAACGTCAACGAGATCGGGAAAGTTTGCTGTTCCGTTGGATGCTCGCAAGGTGGTTGAGTCAACCATCATGGACTACCAACCGAGTGACACTTTGGAGGCCCAAGCCGGTCGTGATGTACTGGCTCAGGAAGATACGCTGGCTGGAAATTTGAAGCACGGGTTTGATGTTTTTACTGATCCAATCGGGACGTTTACTAAATCTCGCGGGCAGCGATTAGAAGAAGCGATCGCTCAACGGATAGAACAGCAGAAGCGAGCGCAAAGCCCTGAAGTGGTTGCCGAACGGAAGGATTTCGGTTCACAACCCGCGCCGATTCGAGCCTTGACGATGCCTGCCGGTCGTGCCGGTGCGGGGATTGTGAAGATGCTGGCTGGGTTGAGTAGCTGGGGAGGGGTTGCGCCGAATGAGGCCAGTGACTATCTGAACAAACGCGCAACTTTATTGGAAGACGCTGCGTCACTTCCACCGCTTAATGCCCAAGGAGAAGAGATTGTCCGCGGACTGCCCGAAAAGGCGACAGGCGCAGTTCTCGACATCGGGTTTACCGTGGCGCAGTTGATTGCGATGAAAAAGGCCACGGGGATGAGTCTTAGTTCGCTGATGGCGACCGAAACGGCGTTAAAGACATCCGACAAGCCCATGCGCGAGCGAGCGGCAGCAGTGGCCCATGCGTATGGCATGGGTAAGATTCTCGATCAGCATTTGTCTCGCCCAGTAAGCGCAGCTTTATTTGGAGGACCGACAGCAGTCTCTACGGGACTTGAATATGCGCAAGGTAATATGAGTTTAGAGGATGCGTTACTGCAAACTGGTGTTGAGACGGGTGCAGGCGCAATACTAGCAGGCGGTAAGCCAAAGAGAGGAGTGAGAGGAAATGTCGAACGCGGAATTCAGGCGGCTGATAATCAAAATAACAGTCCGTCAGTTGCAACAAGAACAGGGACGCTACCCGAAGCGAGTGCGCCGAAGAATCGGACGGCTGATTCGCAAACCATCCAAGCAGGAGTAAAATTAGCTAATGTCCAACCTGCCAACTTACGCCCTGAAGCACAGCAACCAATCGTGGTTCCCCGTCGAGCCGTTACCGAACCGCCAACTCGCGGAGACGTTAGAACGAGTGAGGCTGTGGAGGGATCGCGGCGGGAGCCTCTTGCGGAAGTTGCCCAAGAAGTACCGCCGCAGAGCGGGCAGATTGATCCGACGACTGCGCCACCTCAACCCCGCTGGCTACACAGAGACTTCGGAGAAGTAAAACAATCTGAGAATCAGGCTGGTGTAGGCCAAGGAAAAGTCCGTGTTGTAGCCGAGGACGGAGTTGAGCACGTTATTCAGAAACCGAAAGGAACTGGCGCTGGAAATCAGATAGCAATTCCAGTTCGTAAACCCGCCGCAAAGCCCGTCAAGGAACCTGCTTCAGTCTCACCGATAGAGGAAGGCGTGTCTAAGGGCGCGCCTTCTCCTGCAAAGGTTGAACCTATACGACGTGAAGTAAAGCCTCCGGCTGTTGCGCCTGAACCTTCAACAACGAGTGCTCGCAATGAGCAACTAGCCGCTGATAGAGCAGAGTTAGACTTGCCTGAGTTGCCCATTGTTGAGCGTAAGAAATGGCAACAAACTCTCGATGAAGCGAAGGCTAAAGGCAGTCACAATGCCTCCGTATTAGCCGATGAAGTCTTAGCGAGGCCACGCGCATTAAATGACATTGAGACGGCGCAACTCGTTCTACGTGCTCAAGAGTTAAAGACTATCCACGCCGAACGAATGAAAGAGATCGGGGACGCTACCGATCGTGATGTGATTTCAACGAAGCGATCCCAGGCTGAAGCCCTTGAACGAGAGTTTGATCGAATCACGACTGCGACCAAGAAATCAGGCACAGAAAAAGGGCGAGCATTAGCTTCTCAAAAGCTCACGATCAATCAGGACTTCGACTTGGTGAGCGTCCTTCAACGAGCCAAAGCCGCAAAGGGCCGCGAACTGAATGCTGAAGAACGAACGAAATATGAGGGAATGGTTGAGAAGATTAAAGCCCTCCAAACCAAACTCGCTAAGGTTCAGTCTGAGGCCCTGAATCATTCGATCCAGAAAGACATTGAGCGAGTCCGCCGGCAGACAAAACGAAGCGAAAAGAAGAAAGAGTTAGACGAGGAATTTGCCTTCCTTAAAACTGAATTTGCTCAAGCGCGAATGGAAACCAAGGGCGTTCAAGCGTCTGGTTTAGCCGGTCTCGATCCTGAAGGTAAACTCACTCCGATCATCCTGAAGATGGCTCGCAACCGTGTTAAAGCTGGCGTTATTGAAGCTGAGAAGGTTGTCGATCATGTTTACAACGCCGTCAAGGAGCATGTTGAAGACATCACGAAAGAAGACATTCGAGCATTACTAGCAGGACATAATCTAGACCGCGATCCTCTGCCTGCAATTAAGACACGATTACGGCGTCAGGAAGCTGATTTAACGCGCCGGATTGAGGAGAAGGACTATTCGGTTCCACCCCCGAGAAAGCCTGTTGTTTATGACCGCGAAGCGTCGAACCTTAAGGCCAGAGTTGAGCAGCTAAAGAGACAGATTGAGGCGGACATTAGAGGCAATGACTCCAAACTCGATGTCGTTCTCGCGATGAGAAAAGCTGGAATGCTTACTGGCTTCCGCACTCACATGCGAAACATCGGCGGCACAGCAGTATTTCAGGTAGTTGAAGAAGTCAATCGGATGCCTGGGGCGATTGCGGATCTGCTCGTCTCAACTGTCACCAAGCGGCGAACACTAGGGATGCCGAATCCCGTTGACGTTGCCAAGTCGAGTTATGCGGCAGCGACCAAAGGACTCCGTGAGGCTGCGCAGATAATGAAGTACGGCGCGACCGCCGATGATTTAGCCAAACTCGAACGCCCGAGAGAACTCAACAGCGGGTCGAAGATTATCGATCGGTATGTGAACACGGTATTTCGGACTCTGGCGGCTGAAGATAAAGTATTCCGAAGCTACGCACTTGAACGGTCACTGTTAGAGCAAAAGAGGCTTCTTAAAACGGATAAAGTCACGCCTGAGATGGAAGCGCAAGCGATTCTCGATGCTGAAATCTCGACGTTCAACAATCAGAACCAACTCGCTCAGGGTATTGAATGGTTGTCACGACGAAGTGGGCCGGTTGGCTCTACTGCGATTGATTTAGTTTTGCCGTTCAAGCGAACGCCCGCGAACATAGCCTCTCGATTACTTGAATCAACGCCTTTGGGAATGGCTCGCGGTGGTGGACAATTATTGAAGGCTGCAATTAACAAGGAAATGACGTTTGAGCAGCAGCGTAAGTTCTCTCAAACGATAGGCCGATCAGTTACCGGATCGTCATTGATTCTTTTGGGCTACTGGATGGCAAGTAAAGGACTCGCGACGGGATTGCCAGAAGACGATGCGGGAGATCGTGAGATTCAGAAGGCGTCAGGGCGTTCACCCTTAGCGGTGAAGATCGGAGACAGGTGGCACCAGATTGGCGCATTCAGCCCGATTGGAAACCTGATTGCTATCGGTGCTGCATTACACAGAGAACAAACTAAGCCTTTGAAGGAAGGCGAGGAGCGAGGGAATATCATTACCAGTGCGGCGCCGGTAGCGGCAAAGGTGATGTTGGATCAGCCGTTTCTTAAAGGTGCTTCAGGGGTTGTTGATGCCTTGGAGAATCCCAGCAATCGCGGCTCTGCCTTGGTCGGGCAGACTGTTTCGAGTTTTGTTCCAACCCTGATGAGCGACGCAGGCGCGGCCATTGACAATGATCGTCGCTCTGGGCGGGGTGTTACGGATAGGCTTATGTCTCGCATTCCGATTCTGCGGCGGCAGATTCCTGAAGACGTGGATGTGTTTGGTCGCCCACCGCAATCCAGACGTACAGCGATGGTCGATCCGACTCTGACGAGTTCGGAAAACAAAGAGCCTTTTATGCAGGAGCTAGTCAGGCTGGATGTTGGCGTGGTTAAGACGAATAAGAAACCGGGAGAAAGCGAAACACAGCACCGTGAACGTGTCATTGCTCAAGGCAAAGAGATGGCTAAGGAACTTGCCAATCTCACGGCTACGCGAGGCTACAAATCTGCGGCAGATGACGACAAGCGGAAGATGATCAAGGACAAGATCGAGCAAGTCCGAAAGGCCGTAAATGAGTTTGTTGAAACTGGCGGAGTGCGTCGCCGGAAAGCGCGGGAACCGCGTGGGCCTCGTCAGCCGCCTTACCGATACGCGCCTCAGTAACAAGCAGAATCGGGCGGATCGCATCCCTTATAGCCCTTGCCGCCTTCGATGGCCTCAATCGCTAGTGCGATCACAAAAAGCCCCAGCGCAAACAGAATGTAAAGCGCGATGATTTTGAGAGTCTTGAATCGCTCAGGCTTGTGAACTGAAGCGGTCGAATCCACAGCTCCAAACTGTATTCCCGCTTCCCTGCCCTGTCAAATGACCCACTACCGCGAATCCTGACTGAATCGGGAGTAAGGTGAAGCCCCTCCGCAAATAAATTCCCCGCCTGAATTACCCTTCAGGACATGCCTAACTTAACACTCGCTCGAATCATTGCCTTACTTGTCTTAGTGGTCTGTGTCATCGCCTGCTTTGTTGCCGTTCCGGCTTATGTAGTTTTACTGCTTATTGCGGGACTCGCCATTGCGATTCTGATCGGATGAAACGCGCGCACTATTTCTATCAAGTGCGGGTTGAGCAAAGCCCGAACCGAGAGCAGTTGTGCGACGTTCGGGTGACTCAATATCACCACCCTCTCGGCCTTATTCTCCACTGCTTATTCTGGCTGCATTCACCTCGGAAAATCACAACCGAATCTGGAAAGCGCCCGTGGTTTTGCGCGAATTGTGTAGGCGAAAAATACCGCGCTCTTAAAACCACGTAACCATCGTGTCAGCAAGCCCTGAAACTCTAGCCCGAGCGACTGCTTATGCGATTAAGTGTCGAGAGAATGCAGGTATTAAGCGGCCTCGCAAGGCGATAGACTACACGCCTCACAAGCCCACTCCGCGTCAGCAACTCTTTCTTAACCTAAACGATCTTGAGGCTTTTTATGGCGGCGCGGCCGGCGGAGGAAAGACGGATGCCTTGCTGATGGCCGCGCTGAAGTATGTTGATGTCCCCGGATATTCCGCGCTGTTGTTGATGAAGACCTTTGCGGACTTATCAAAACCCAAAGCGCTGATGGATCGGGCGCATGAGTGGCTTTCAGGCACCGGGGCGCGTTGGCGCGGGGATTTGAAGCGGTGGGAGTTCCCTAACGCGGCCGGAGCACCCGCAACGCTGGATTTTGGCTACTGCCAAGTTGACGCAGATAAATACAACTACCGAACGGCAGAATATCAGTTCATTGGCATAGATGAGCTCACCCGGTTTCAGAAGCAGACCTATACTTACCTTTTCTCTCGGCTGCGACGACTGAAAACCGCTTCTCACGTTCCGATTCGGATGCGCCCCGCCTCTAACCCGGCCCAACCTGGAGAACCTGGAATGCAGTGGGTGGAAGAGAGGTTTATTCCTGACGATTTCGATCCTGAAGTTGAGGCACAAAACGAACCGCGAGTCCTTTCCAAAGACGGGGTTGACGAGCGGACCGGACGCATTGTTAAGCGCCATTTCGTGTTTGCCCGCCTTGAGGACAACCCATACCTCGACGCCGAAGAGTACGACCTATCCCTGTCAGAACTGGATGCGGTTAGCTATGAGCAGCTTCGCAAAGGCGACTGGAAGATTCGGCAACGAGGAGACATCTACTGGATGTTTGATCCTCGCTATGTCTTTGTTCCGTGGAGTCGATGGGCGGATGTAATTGGTGTCAATCATATTCCCGATCATTGGGGTGTTGCAGTATCACAGGATCAAGGCACTTCAGATGAACACATTGGAGCAACGGGGTGGTTTGCGACAGCGGCCAAGAATAGCCCCGCGCAAGACATGGTAGCGATGTATCGCGCGCTGATGGTTGTTGAGCGCTCGCCGACCGAAGTAGGTGACGCGATCTTGACTTTGATGGGATCGCGGAAAGTCGCGGAAGAACAAGTAAATATCGAAACCGACGTTTGCCCTGACAACTACGGGGGAATAGCGGAACGATCACGGGTAAGTCACTGGCTTAATTCTCACGAGGCGAAGTCCGAAAGGCTTGAATATCGGAAGATGGGAATTAACTTCTCATCTTGGACGGCAGGCCCGAACATTGGCATCGCGCAGATGCGGAACTATCTCGCGCTTATTGATCGCGACAAGCCAAATCCTTTCTTCCCTGAGTTGATGGGGCGTTCCCGGTTCGTGTGTGTTGTGCCTGATGAGGACTGGCCACGTCGTCGCCCTGACTCGGTTTGGGCCAGAGTTGAGTCTGAGTTTTTCGCTTATCACTACAAGAAGCTAGTCTCAGGTGAACCGACAACTGACGTTGCTCCTCACCCGCTGTTCAATGACTTTATGGATGTCATTAGAGCGGCGGCGTACTCGTCATTTCCGCCAGTTAAGCCCCTGACCCAAGCAGAGCGCAATGAGCAGAATCTCCGTCCCGAGATAAGACTTCCGGCGATTCAAGCCGAGCCTGATCCAATAATTCAGCAAGCAAAGATACAAACCAGAGACTTGTATTTGAAGCACATGGAGGCGGCGAGTAAGCAACCTGACAAGATAGTAGTTCCAAAAGTGAGATTTAGGCGGTGAAAAGTAAAAAGAGAGATTTGCTTACACTAACTCCGCGCCCTCAGAGCACTAATTCACTTTCACGGAGGATTCAGTATGACTACGAAAGCTAAACCAAAGGCATCGCCGGGTACGCCGGAAGATCCGGTTGATCACTCAGGCGCCGGACCAGAACCAGCAGTTGAGCCGGAGGCTACTTCACTCGAAGCGAAGATTGCGAAGTCTGAGTTATTCGCGGTGAATGATCATGTTGGTGGCGGCGGGGTCTATGTGGGCATCAGCCCTCAGAACGATCCCGAAGCCTCAGAAGCACAAAAGCGGCTGAGTTCGGTCAACCCACTGACAATCGTAGCACCAAAAACAGGAATGCGCGTGATTCCAAAAGACGGTGATGCGTTCACGATCGGAGAAGGCTTCGGGCCTGACGCGACCCCTGCTGATTGGGCGCGAGTAACCCGCCCTGACGGGAAACCTTTGTTCGCGTGAGACTTCCTCGTTTCATTCTGAATCCCTCCGTTCTTGGCTGGGTACGTTTGTATCAGCGGGAGCGGAGGGAAAATCAGCGTTTACGCGCGGAGCTAAGAGAGTGGCAAAACCGAGTCTTGGCCCAATCTCACTTGCCGCCTTTATTCACGCCACCGCCACCGCCTCCTGCGCTAACAAAGCAACCTATCGTTGGGTTGGCGCAAAAGAAGGCAGCAATAGCGGAAGCGGCTCGAACCGATCCTAACCCGATTCCTACGGCAGAGCAGATACTTGAAGCAGCAGCACAGCGTAACGGGAACCGATGAGCACCCCTGCATTTGAAACAGCGCACGGCGCATTGGCCCCTCTCGATCCTGCCGAGCCGCGCGATCAATTAGCCCACGAACGAGAAGCAGAGCGGAAGAACTTCCCGCGTCTGTCTGCCTACCTGAACAAAACGCTCGATGCGATTGCTGATCTTGACGCGAATGAGAACTTGAAGATTCACAACGCCATGATCACCTGCGTTGCTTACTACGACAGTAGATGGGACGGGCAGGTAAAGAATGGAGAGTGGGTTGATAATCCTGTAATCGAAGGCGAGATCGTTCCCCGTGATAATGAATACAAAAAGCAAATTGACAAGCTCCAAATGGAGATGTGTCGCGGGCGGATTGGATATGACACCGAAGCGGTAAACAAGTTCAGTGCTGAGATGCGGGAAGCGGCCCAATTTGCCGAGCATCGCATTAAGGTTAATCAGGAAAGGATCGAGACAGAGCCGTTCGTGCAAGGGGAGAATATGTCTCTCCTGCTGAAGTCAACCACCTTCCGCTATACCTTTTTCGATCACAACGCCGACAGCCCCGAAAAGAGCACCGAATTTAAGGTAATAAAGCACCTTACTGAAGGTTCTACGCTTGCCGTCTGTCGCACCTGCGGGATGACGGCCACGGGCGGAAATTGTCCGCATTGTGGTGACACAGAAACTAAAATGGTAGGCGTGTCTGAGTCGGAAGGAATCAAGCAAGAGCAATCCCAAAAGCCTGCTGGTCGGGTAGTGACTGTAAGACCTGATGCGACGATGGTTCAGTTGGATTTGAATGGTAGAGATATTGAATCAAGTGCTTTTATTCGGTGGCGCTTAGTGCTTCGCCGGTGCGATTGGGAGGCGTTTTTCCCTGACACCAGGATTCCTTCAGGTGATGAGTCAAACGAAGGCAAGCAACGATCCGAGGCTCAGAACTTCGCTTCTAATTCAAACTCTGGGTCGTCATCGGAAGTGGGCGGAGATCAGTTCGAGAAGATTGAAGGTGAGTTGGTTTGGCTCGATTCAAAGGTGTATCAGCGGTACGCAAACAAGGAGAACGAGACTCTTGGAAATGATCGGTCGCTTCCTGCCGGCACGAAGTTGGCCGAGCAATTCCCTTCTGGCGTGTGCGTCGCAAGGATTGGAAACAAGATTCTCGATCTGTTTCCCTCAAACAAGAATAAGTGCTGGACGATGTGCGTCTATGGTCTAAGAGAACATGCTTTGCACGGATCGGGAACCAGAGCGCTGCTTGGCCCGCAGGACACGATTACAGAGTTGAATGCTGGGATAGTGGCGAATGTTGTCTATAACTCGGCCGGTAGAGACGTGTATCGTTCGGGGGCAATTCAAGGCGGTCAGCTTCCGGGAATAAACCAAGTGGCCTACATCGACGCCCCGCCTGAAGTAACAGATATTGCGCGATGGGCCGGGGGAAAGATTGCTCCGTCTCAGTTAAGCCAGGAGGTTTTCGGTTTCCGCGAGGCGATGAGAGGCAGTCTCCAAGACGGAGCGGGAACGTCTTCTCTTTCTACCCAAGGCGCTGCGGACATGAAAGCCCTTGGCACGGCCACAGGGGTTGAGGCGTCGAGAGATCAAGCCGTGGGCCGAATGATTCCTAACCGTAAATTACAAGCGTTTATGGGGACGGAGTGGACAAAGCAAGTTCTTGAACTGGAAAGACTGCACTACACACCAGAGATGTTTCTTGAATCGGCCGGCAAGGGCGATGAAAAAGGAAATATCGAGTACACCGAACGCGGAGTAAAGGCGTTTTTCAATTCCGAAGTGAGGAACGATTTTATGGTTAGTCCAACTGAGGGAAGTTGGATGCCGACCACTCCGGCTCAAAAGAGAGCGAACGCAGCGGGGTTTGCCCAAGCCGCAGCACAGGTTAAAGATCCGAGCTTGATTTCTGTGCTGGCTCCAAGTTTTGAAGTGGACTACTCAATTGATGAGTGGGGTGCAGCCCAAACAAATGCCAGCATGAGACTGGAAGAGTATGCCCGTGTTTGCGGAATCATCACCAAGGGCGGCTATCCCGCATCGCCAGAAATGGTCGAGGTTGCCTTAACGAATACGGCTGAATGGGCACAGGTTGATCCTTTGATGGATAACCACGAAGCCTTTCGCGATTTCTACTCCGACTGGTGGCTGAGTGACGAGGGAAGAAACGCCGATTCCTTGCTGAGAATGGTCGTGAGAACAATTCACAGCCAGCATTTGAATAAAGGGATAGTCGGTCAAGCCCAAGAGCAGGGTGCGGCTGAGATAGCCGCTAAAGCCTCGCAAATGGCCGCGCAGGAGCAGATGGCTAACGAGCAGAAGGAACAGCAAGCCGCAGAGATGGCCGAGTCTGAAGCGAAAGCTAAAGAAGATACGGTGGTTCAGGCATTAGGTGAGCAGGCTCTGACTCAAGATGATCGTGAGCATGAAGCTGAGACCCAGATGGCCGTCAAGGAACATGAAGCGTTGCTGGGTGCGGTGTCCGAACTCTCACAAGCCGAGCAGTAGCCCTCCCTTTCCAATTCCTCTCCTCCCGAAAACGTAAAAGCCTCGTTCGTGCTAACTATCTGGCTGACAGAATTCTGACCCGCTAGATGCGGAAAGGAACTTTATGCCAGAACAAGACACATGGGAAACGGCGTCGGTGGAGACACCTATTATTCCGCCCGCTCCCGAGACGCAACTTCAAGTTGCGCCGGAAACGCCAGAACCCGCACCGGAACCAGCAGTAACGCTTGAAAAACCGGACGCTCCGCAGGTTGAGCCTGCTGAAGTGGCCGCGCGTGAAAGCGAAGCACCGGAACAGATTACCCAAGAATCGGAAGTCAAAGACGAATACATTGCCGAGCCTGACGACCCGCCTGAGATCGCCGCCCTCCAAACCCCTGCTGCGAAGCGGTGGGCAAAGAGACAACACAAGGACGCGGCGGCAGTTCGCGCATTTGACGATTTTGACACTCCGATTTCAGACGTGGGCGATCAGCTCTTTGCACGTTCGCAGTCTCGGTACACCGAGCACGTACTCGACATCTTCAAACGCCACGCTCCAGATTTGCTTGGCGCACCTTTTGACGAGGTAAAGAGTCGCTTACAGGCGAACGGCACACCTGCCACCACACCGAAACCCGCAACTCAGAATATCTCCGAAGTTTCCCTGCCTACCGCTGCCGAACTGGAAACTATGAGCAACGAAGAAGTTGCCCAGCGATTCCAGCAAGTCCGCGAGCAGGAAGAGAAACGCTTATCTGCCGAATTCCAAAAGAAGTTCGATGACTTCCAGAAGCAGCTTGAAGATGTGAACGGAAAGTTGACGACCAAGGAACAAGCAGAGCAGCAAGCGGAGATTAGCCAGAAGCAAGACGAACTGTATTCAAAGGTTTGGAGTGAAGTGGACGAGGTGATTCGCAATTCGGGATTGGAGGCAAACCCTGCCGATCCACCAAAGATTGCCGGTCTTAAAGAAGCCGCTCGCGACTTGTTAAGCCGAGACAGCGTAGAGAGGGCTTTTGACGCCTCTGAAGACAATCGCAAGGTCGTTCAATACGTTGTTGAGGCTACCAAGCGCCGTGAATTTCAGAATGCCTTCCGTGAGGTTGACAACTTGAAAGTCAGGGCGAGAGCGGCGGCTGAAAGCATTAAGAAGAGCGCCAAGATGAAAGCAATCCTTGATGAGATCGAAGCGTATGCCAACCAGTCCAACGGCAAATCACGCGCGACAGATCCTATTCCGCCTGCTCCTGGTTCAAGCGTTGGAGTCACTATCAAACCTCCTACCACTTGGGACGAAGCGGAACGGGCTGTTGCTTAGTCACCAAGGAGACAAAGTTAAATGGCTTTCACAGTTTCAACGGCCTCAAAAGTCATGGCCGAAAGGATCGAGCCTGTACTTCGTAATGCGTTTCTGGTGGGCACGGATTTAGAAGCCCCCACCTTCGACCTTTTTATGAAAGGCCCGAAAGAGCGCACCAACGAGTTAGGGCGTCGCGTCCCGATCATGGTTACGCCAAACGCTTCATACGGTGCGATATCTGAAGGTGGTCAGCTTCCGCTTGCAGGAACTCCGGCTATCGTTCAGTTGCGCATCTACTACCTCAACCAATTTATGATGGGCGAAATTAATCGCTCAGTTCTCGATCAGGAAACCGAATCTGATCTGGTCAAGTTCGCTCGCTTTCCGATGGAAGCGGATCAGAAGAAGTTTCGCCACTGGCAGAACCTTTGGATGCACGGCACCGGGTCCGGTGCACTCGGCGTCGTTTCCGCTGTGACTACTGGAGCATCAGGAACCGTGACTTTTGGCGGGGATTATGGCGCAGAGAACATCGACGTTGGGGCGAGGTTGGTTTTCTACTCGTCCGCAGGCTCCGCACACGCCACCGGCGCCGCGGTTTCGACTGTTGCTTCGATTTCCGGCGATGTCGTGACGTTTGATTCTGTTCCTACCGATGTTGTCGCTACCGACACAGCACACCACTTCGGATCTTACGGATTGATGCCGCACGGTATCTCATTCCATGTAAGTGAAACCTCAAGCTCTGACTATCTGGGAGTCAATACCGCGACCTACAGCGGCATTAAGTCGTCCGTCACGGACGCCGGCGCATCGTCCGGCGTCGGCGGTACTGCTTTGACTCCTGGCATGTTGGATCTGATGGCCGCAAAGCGTCGAAGACGAAGTGGAGCCAACGTCAGCAAGGAAGGCCGAACTTTCATCTCACACACTGCGCAGGAATTCAACTATCGGCAGTTGGGCTACACCTCAACCTACGGTATTCAGCGCATCGTCGGAATGAACTCCAGCAAGTTCGACCTCGGCATTGGGGCCGCATCGCACAATGGTCAGGCGTGGGTGGTGGATAACCAAGCACCCAAGTCCGTGATCTGGGATCTGTATCTACCAGATTGGGCCATTGAGTATGTGAAACTGCCGCAGTTCTACGACGACGGCAACGGCAACAAGATGTGGATGAAGAGCGGATCGGGTGCTCCTTACGATGTTTTACAGTATGGGGTCTTTGCCCGTTATGACCTGCTTTGTAAAAACCGCTCGAATCAGAGCGCGATCATTAACTTGCCTTACGTTAGTGGTTTGTGAGGTGACTCGTTCTTGACGGGCGGGTGAAGGCCCGTCCGTCAGGGACTAACCCTTAAAGGGAGGTTCTGACCGCCTTAACCGAGCGGCATTGAGACGACCGCGCAAAGCGGCCACAAGGAGAAGTTTATGGGATACGATCCAACGACAGGGGCGTTAGTTGCAACTAGCCGGAAACGAATCACGGCTGTGTTTACGCGCCCATCAGACACAACGCAATACACCGCAGGCGATGTGGTTGGGCCAGTGACCACGCCTGCCGTTCAGTCGTTTCCCAAAGCGGCTCGCGGCAATGGCGGTTCGGGCAAAATAGTTGAACTGCTCATGGCGTTCGACCTGGAAACGATCACGACGGCCACTTTCCGACTGCACTTTTTTAACGCAACTCTGACTCCGGCGGCTGACAACGCGGCCTTTACCGGACTGGCAACCAATCCCGCGTCTTACTTGGGCTATATCGATCCGCCGATCCTTGTGACGCAGGCTGGCGGCACGTTGGGGCAAATCCGGGTCGCGCCAGGTGTTTCCGCGACGGGCGGACTGCCATTCAGTTTTCAATGCGCGGAGAGTGATTCAGGACTGTACATGGTCATTACCGCGCTCGGCGCATACACACCCAAGTCAGCGGGCATCGTGCGCGTTTCCATCGTCGTTGAGCAGGACTAAATCCGCTTGAACGTGAGAGGGCGTGGCGGTACTTCAGGGCCGCCATGCTCATCACTCTATGTACAAACTGCAAAAGACGCTTATTGAGAAGTGGTGTCTCGCTACTGTGAATGATGCTGTAAGACTTTTTCACAAAGCCAGAACCCACCCCGATAACGAAGCTGAACCTTTGGAGCAGGTTGCTATTAGGTGCGCTAACTCAGCCTTTGAGCATGTATCGCAAACAATCATTGGAGATCGCAATACGACAGCAAAGAGATATGGCGAGCTTTGCTTCGCGCGGTTCAAGCGCGAAATTCAGAAAGTAATTGTTGAGCCTGAGATCAAAGAGGTGGTTCATTGATCGTCATTCCCGAGTTAGACCCCAACGATCCCTCGACGCACACAGTTCTCAAGGAAGAGGACGTAATTGGTCGGGGTGATGCGAGGTGGTTTCGTCGGCAACTGGAAAAAATAGCCGGGACGAATCGGTTTGGAAAGCCAAATCTGCAAATGGTCTGGGGGCCAACCCATGAAGATCCGATGGAAGTTGAGCCGCAGATCAAGTATCAGGATTTTACTAACGGCTTTGGTCGAGTATTTGGTGAGCGAAGATTTTTTATTGAAATCTGGCGCTCGCCTGAATTCCTAAAGCGCAGTAATCGGTACAAGGTGATTAACGACCCTGACATGGTAACTGAGTTCTATTTCTGTAAAGCATGTGAAGCGGAAATCAAGTGCAGCCCCGAAGCGTTACAGGTGCTCGGGAGTGTCCCGAATTGCCCTAAGTGCGGATCGTCTCGCTCGCGAACTGCGTTAATCCGAGAGCCGGGTAGGGGGCAGTTGCTATGCGAATTCCCAACTGAGGGTTGTTACGACTATTGGTTTCGCATTGAGCGAAAAGATCTGACTTACCACCCTCCCGATCGTGAAGTGCTGGAGTTTGTGCGCGAGCGGTGGAAGTTTGAGCAAATGAGTCAAAGCGAGCGAGACGCTTTACAGCAAGCAGACGAAGAGGTTTATCGCCGCCAGATAATCGCGGCCATGAGACAGAGCGGCGCTGTTTATACCGGCGCTGTACCTTTTAACCAGATTCCCCGCTAGGCGCGGAGAGGAGAGACATGGAAACACAACAAGCACAGGTTCCGGTTGCGCTACCACCGATGGGTACGATTGCCCCAGAGAAGGCAACACAGAGAGGTCGGACGCATTGGGTCTGCACACTCTACAAAGACATCAACAACATGGGGCCGATTGAGATTAAATCTCAAATTGGCTATCTCGATCAGCGATGGACGCACCTTAAACGTTGTGTTCCTTACCCGCTGGGAAATCTGATCGAAAGTAAGCCGAATTTGGAAGAGGCGGCCACTGCGCATAGCTCTTCTCTGTCGATTGATTCCAGTCAGCTTTCTCGCGTTGAGCACGTCAAATACGCTCAGGATCAGGCTGACGAGTTACGAGATAGTTACTACGAAGTGGGGCTGCGAAAACTCACTCCTTTACTTGGTATGGATGATGGAGAGTTAGTGGGACGCATCTTTCGCGCAGTGATGCCCTTTGAATATCAAATTCACGAAATGGCCGACGAATTCACCGTGGGCGCAAAGGAGCGCATTGCCCAAAGCGATCTCTCCGATGGCGAGAAAGCCAAAGCATTTGAGGTGGCAGCTATTCTCGCGGACGGTGCGAAGTCTGCTGAGACAAAAGCTCTTGCCGAATACGAAACCCTGATCTCTTCGATGAGCGACAAGATAGCCGGCGGACCGGGGATCGCGAATCCCAATCCTTTCCATCACTGGATTTGCGAGCAGTTAAACAAACCCGTACCTGCGCGGATCGATCGCACGGGCGGACAGAATAATCAAAGCGCAGCAATAGACATTTTGGCAAAACGCGCACTGAAAGAAGAGTCTGCCGCTGAGTCTATGTCGGTCCAGCTTGAAGAAGAGCGAGCCGCAAGAAAAGCACTCGAAGCGCGGCTGGCAAAACTTGAGGAGCCAAAAGCAGCGTAAATGGCAGTTCTGAGATCGCAGCTTGTCGGGGAGGTCTATGAGTATTGCGGCAACCCCGATGATCATCCGCTTAAAGATGGCGGACTTCCGCAGCAATTCGTTTTTCAGATTCTCACCGAGAACGAAGACGAGATGTTGCGAGATCTGGAACTGTCTCAGCAGGGGAGACGGATTGCCAAGCAGGAAGTCTCTCTTTCGGAGAACGACTTTGAGTTTACGTTGAATTCAGATGCCGTCGCTCCTGCTTATGCAGTGCTGCAAACAGAACCATCATCGGGCACGTGGTATCCGGTGGAGATTGTCACTCCTGACGCCTTAGCTCAAGCGAGTGCAAA